ATATACATTTTAGGTTTCTTGCCTTCAAGTGGCAAACTGCCAGCTTCAAATCGTACTTTTTGGCCGTCGCTTACTACAGCTTCTACGCCGTATTGCAACGCAACGCCCGCTAATGTTCTTCTTGGCAGCGTGGCACTAGCGGGCGCTGCGTCTAAATTTAATTCTTGCGGCGTTAATCTAAGCATTATTAACCTGCGTTTCTTGTACTAGTTCTTCTTCTTCTTCTTGCATTTCGTAACTTTCTAAATAACTTTCAATGTCGAACCTTACTACGGTCCCGCGCGGTAAAACGTTATTAGCGCTAAGCGTTTCTTGTATGCAATCTATGTACGGCTTAACGCCAAATTTGTATAAGTCGCGCGAAGCTTCGGCGCTGCTTACGTAACTGTAATTGCCAATACTGACGCTAACTAAATAAGCCGGTACGTTTGCAATACGTGCGATTTCTTTTGCCTGGTATTCGGCGGCGTCAATTAAAAGCATTTTGTCCGGCGTTGCCATATTTGGTATTACTTCTACAAATTCATTAACAGCACTTGTAGCAGAAGCAAAACGTGCTTCGTCGTAGGCCGCTGCTAAATCGCGTAATTCTTGCGGCGACATAGGTTCGCCGCCCATTTGCCGAAGGGTAACGGCTGGCTGCAAACTGCTTGCGTTGCGATTACGGGCCTGTTCAAGTTTTAGCGCCGTATCTACAGAAGTTGCGCCGGTATAAATAAGACCTTGTATCGGGCTTAAAAACTGTACGCAATCTTCCCAGCGAATAGGTAAACCTTGAAACAATATTTGTTTAGACGGCCCAAACCATACGCCGCTACTTTGTGCCTGGTCTTGTGTTGTAACTATTGCTGCAGGCAAACGCGTAAAAGAACTTGGGTAGCCTGTGCTATCGCGTTCGGTTATATACCAAAAAGCGCGACCATAAAATAATAAATCATCTAACGTAAAACTAAGAATAAAATTATTTGTTACGCCTTTGTCAATTCGCTGTAACCAGCTGCGCGGCGCTTCTGGTAACAATTCGAGGTCTTCGCCGTTCCAAATTTCTTTATACATTTTTAAAGGTAAACAGCCAATAACAGAAGCCATTAAATCTCGACTACGCGAAATAGTAGGCACTTGCATAAACCTTTGACGCTGGCTTCCGTCGCTGTAAGCGTAGAAGTTACCAATTTGTGAAGCGCCCGCGTTACTACCTGCAGCCGCTTTTACTTGTTTAGCTGGTTCAGGTTTGCGCGCAAATAAAGCCATTGGGTAAGTATGCCACATTTAAAATAAAAATTTGTGATAGGTAGCCGCCGCAGTCGTGAACCGAGAAAGTCTTAAAACTCGACGGCTACCCGCGCATTACCTTAGCCGATAACAAAACCTAGATAGCGCCACGCGTACTAACTATTAACGGTTTACCTATTGTTGAAGGTTTGCTAACCATACTTACGGCAAACACTAAACAGCGTGCTAGTTCTATCGGTCCAGGACTACGCAAACTAGACAAAGTTATAGCGCCTTGATTTTTGACGGCTACAGCGCGTTCTATGTGTTGCGCTAATAGCTGGCTACCGTCGTGCCTTACTTTGCCTTCAAGTATTGCGGCCCTAGTGCTTACAGTCCAGCGCTGTAGTTCACGGTTGCCCACCATAGACGCGCGGCGCGCAAACTTTGTAGGTAACGTCATTTCAAACGCAGGCGTAATAAGCAGGCGTGTAGTTTGGTCAATACAGGCTGCTTCTACGGCCTGCCAGCATTCGGCTAACGTATCTTTAACAAATTCTACGGCTACTTGTATTTCGCCTTTACTGTTTAATGCAGCCCTAACGCCCACATAGCGCGCTTCATCTTGGCTTTGCTCTATGGCCAGTACGCCGCCTTTCGGCATAGGGTCAGCTGTTACTAGTTTGTCAAAAACCCCTGGCTGTAGCCAGCCGTTAGCGCTAGCAGTCCAAATATTTACGCTTGACCGTAAAAACGCGTTACGGTTTGGCTGTTCAGCTTCTGACGCAATTACGTCAAGCGTAAGCGTGCTACCTATCGCAGGGTTTGCCTGTAGCCAAGCTGCAGGCGTCATAGGGTCAATATCGCCCGCCGGTGAATATTCGGCAAAGTAAAGCGACGTAGTTTTTTTTTCGTCTATTGCTCGAAGCCCTTGCTCACGCCATTTTTGAAATTCTGAACTGCTTTCGTCGCCTGCCGTAGAAGTCATAAACAATAAAGGGCTACGCCGTGTACGCATAGTAGGCAAGATACCCACGCTGACGGAATCGGGCGAAACTGCCCACAGCTCATCTATGCAACATAAGTCGCTTGTAAGCCCGTGAAATGAAGTAGGGGTAGCAGCACGAACTAGCCAGCGTGTACCGTCTGGCAAATTGGCTTCGTTACGGCCTGCAGCCCAAGTTAAAATAGCGCCAAACTCTTTTTCTAATATTGGCGCTAAATGTTTAAATAGCTCAATAGCTAATTGTAAATTATGCGCTGTAGTAATAATTGTCTGGGGTTCATTTCGAAGCTTTGGCATTTCTGTAGCCCAAAAACCTACAAGGCTGGCTAACAAAATGCTTTTGCCATTTTGACGCGCAACACTAACTAAGCCCTGCCGGTGCAATAAGTCGCCGTCTGCATTATGTGCTAACAAACCCGTTGCAACGTGATATTGCCAATCCATAAGATTTACGCCTAAATATTCTTGCGCCCAAAGTTGTACGCCGTCAGCTAAATAGCGGCCTTTACGTTCACAAACAGTTTCTAAACGTGGCTTGTATAACTCTGCATAGTTATGCATTGGCTGGTTCTGGCTAGTTACGTCTGAACCTTGCTGGTTCTGGTTCAATCCGTTTTCATTAGCCGTAAAACCCTTATAAGATAAGGATTTAGGTGCGTCGGGGGCAGGAAGGTTACGGTAAAAAAACGGGTTTTTTGTTTTATCGTTTTGTATAGTTATGCGTTCGGTTGCATAAGTTTTTTTTGCGTTTATGTTTACGGTAGGTGCTGGTTCGTAAATGCTTTTACGTTTTAAGTTTCCGTATCGTGCGCCGCGCGAACTGTTGCAGGGTTTGCACGCCGGCACTAAGTTATCTAATCCGTTGACGCCTAGCTGGTCTTTGGGCCAGCGGTCTACTTCTACTAAATGGTCTGCAGTTGTGGCTTCTCGACTATTGCACCAATGGCAGAGTGGCTTTTCTTTTAGTAGTAAACGTCTGTTTGTTTTGTATTGGGTTTGGCTTCGTGCTGTTTGGTTTAGTGTGCGTTTTGTTAGCTGGCTTTGGTTATGGGTTTGTTTACGTTTAGGCATTAGGCGCTTCGCTTGCTAGCGCGCGCTAACGCGCTTGCTCTTATTAGGTGGTTAGTTATGCAGGTTGACGGGCGCAGCCAGGTTCTTTGGTTTGTTACGTTCATAGTTTGTTTGTGTGTGTAAACCATAATGCAGATAAGCCCCCCGCTGCTTAGCCTCACGCAGCACCCATAACTTTATTCTTTAGCCAGGCCCTGTATTACTACAGCGCCTTCTACCCGCGTTACCGCGTGTTACCAACCGCCGCGCAACCGGCTTAGGTCTATGCCCGTAATTAGTTTTCTAGTTCGCCTGTTACTTGTAACGCGTCTATTACCTTCGAGATATCTTGTTTACTTAAATCGTTTGTGCTGTTAATCGTGCGGCCCAAAACATTACAGCAATACGCTTTTAGGTCGTCGCCTTTAATACCTTTACCGTTAGCTAAACCGCGCATCATACCTAGCTGTTTACTTGACGGGTAAACCTTTGCTGGGCCTTCTTCTGGGAAAGGTACTTCAACATCATTTATAGGCGTTACAGACGCTAAACGGGCTGTAGGTTGCCTGCTCTGCGCTGCTTGTACCTCATCACGGCTAGCAATAGCTTTATTAGCCGCGAAACCCGCATAAGCCAAAGCACGGCCTAGCGCCGACGAAAACCCAACTTCGTTTTCACTGAATTTTGTATAGGGCGTTCGGCCTGGATACAGTTCGCAAGCTGAAGCTACAACTGGTATTGGGTCATCTGAATTACGCCAAACCGTAACAGTGCAACGAATAAAACAGCTTTTATCTGGCATTTCTATAACTTCACGCGCTGTTTCTTGTATCCGTAAATCTGGGTATTTTGCAAACGCTAACTGCAAACGTGTAGCCACGTCAACGTAATTATCTAAACTAAAACCCATTACGCAACCGCCTTAACTTGTCTAAACGCTAAAAGTTCGTCAGTAGCCGGCAACATATCTATAGGCCATAACTGATTTTGTGGCATAGCAAAGCACGGATAACGCCAACTGGTTTGATAGTTATCGGCGCGTTCATTACAACGGGCAAGCGTCGAATAGCCACGAATAGTTGCCGTTAAAGTTTTTTGGTTAATGGTTACAAATATGTAGCGACCTGGTTTATCGCCATAGTTTTCGTCGTCTGGGTCGTGCGTTAATAAACAGCCGTTTTCGTGGTAAGTTGCCCGCACTTCGTAACCTAAAACGTCGTGCGCTTTTGGGTCATACGATTTATATACGTTTGGGCAACCAAAATAGTTAGCTACAGCCTGTTCACCTAATACGCCGCAAAACGTCGTAGCTTCATTTAGTAACGGGTTAGCTTCGTAACTTGTTTTAGCGTTACGGTTTTCTACTTCTAATTGAATAAGGCCCATAATTACGTAACAATTTTTATAATCGTCTTGCGTTAGCTGGATAACTGGTTGCCCTAAATCGTTTAATTTAGTTATCACGAAATACCAAATTTTCTAGGCGCTGTAATTCTGTTGCTTGGTGGTTTAGACGGTCTTGTAGTTCACGTTCGCGTAGTTCGCTTTCTTTTACTTTGGCGCGTAAATCTTTTATAACAGCTAACAAATATTGCAATTCAATTATCACGCTTTTTAGGTCGTGTACTAGTTCGCCGTCGTCAAACGCATATTCGCTGCACCAATGCTGCATATTACGAATATTTTTGTTCGTTACAAATTCGGCAGTTTTTGGCATATACATATCGCTAGCCCGCGCCTGCTCGACTAACGGCACATTACCTTTAGTTATTTCGTTTATGACTTGCGCTAGCGCTTTTAGTTGCGCTTTGTCTGCGTCAAACAGTTTTTGCAGGTCGTCGTTTACGTTTTCGTTCATTTTCTCGGTTCTTTCTGTTAGTGGGTTTAACATACCATATCAAAGCCGTGTACGCGGTAAGTAGCAAAGCGATTACAAAGTGTTTTAGATTGACCACGCGCGCCACCCGTCGCTATAACGGTAAATAGCTAATGCGCTACGCAAATTAGTTTCTAAATCAAATAGTTCGCTGCAGTCTGTAAGTAAGCCGTGCGCCTGTAAATAACCAGTAGGCCAATATTGCGAAGGTTTGCACCAAAAATAGTTAATTTGCATTACCCCAGCTGAACCGCCGTTAGGGTCGCGCGGGTTAAACGCTTCGACTATGCACCGGCTTTCGCGTTGCGCTACTGCTATAAGTTTGCCTAGTTCGTGGTCTGGCCAGCCTATGTATTTAGCCATATCGAATACCTGCCCGCATAGGTCAATGGCAGGCGTTACAAGCGTCGTAGACGTCGTAGGCGCTGGTATGTCTATAGGTGCTTCGTATGCTTTGTAAACGCTTGTAAACGGGGTCTGTAAGTCGCTGGCTGTAGGTGCAGGCGGCGGCTTTAATATAAACAGTGAAGTAATCGCTAATAACGCTGAAATAACAGCTTTGCTAATAAGGGTCATATAGGCCTAACTTTCTCGGTAAGGGGTTAAACAAACCCTAACCTAAACGCTAAACGGTTTGTGGCATATCCTTAAAAACCTGTTGAAACGCTTGTTTTACTAGGTTTGCGTCATTAGCCATAGCTGGGGATATCTCGATATGAAACCAATCGCCGCCAGACCACTTGCCTTTAATCCAAGTACCCCTATCACATTTCCAGCTTCTGTTTTCGTAATAGTCAATAACTAATTCTATTTGTAAAACGTCTGCATTTTCTAAAAGCTTATAAATAAACGGCATAGCAATTTTGCGCCCGTCTACTAAACCTTTGTCAGTCATTTTACGATAGCTAAAATCTGTAGCTAAGCCGCGCGCGTGATTAGATAACTGGCCCGGCTTTGTGCGTATATCGCGCACTACCCAACTGCCGTTATTCCAAAGCGAACCCATAGACCGTTTAACTACCTGCCTTATAAATTCGTCATTACCTGCCAAAGCTCGACTAGCTACCGGCGCTTTAGCCGCTGTGTACGGTCTAGTCATCTTCGTTTAAATATTCGTTACGTTTGCTTTTAATGCCGTTAGACGCAACTAGGCCAGATAATGTGCCGGTTAAAAAAACTACGATAGTTGACATTAAATCTATAAAAGCCGCGTCGTTTGGGCTTTGTTCTATTGGCTGGCTTACAAACAGTAGGCCGTAAACCATACCTACGACAATGACGCTAAAAACTAAACCTAACAGTACGCCTACGGTAACGATTAGCCGCGCGTGTAGTTCGTCTGGGCTGTATCGGTAGCGTTTCACGGCGTTATTCCGCAACGGTCCGGCACATTACAATTTTCTAACGTCATATTTTTTACTTTTGACTTAACCGTTATTGTGTTGTCGCGTGTGGTTTCGCAAGCCGTCAACATTACGAGTAGTGCCAAACTAGCCAAGTAGTGCGGCGGCTTCATCTACTGTTAATCCAAGTTTGTCGAGTACGGCTTGACGCGCTGCAAGTTTGGCGGCTTGTGCTTCGGCTTTTGCTTCGGCTTCGGCTTGCGCTGCGTCAATCGCTGCGGCTTCATCTGCTGTTGCGTTGCGAACTAAATCGTCTATCTGTATTTTGTATGT